TAACCATTGGTCCACACGAACACACTGCTCCCAGTTGACAGGGTGAGCACAACTCACCACTACAACAGAAAAGAATGCTCGTAGGTGGATCCAAAGACTAAGCATTGTTTAAAAAAACATCTATTGTTCAGGAGGACGAGGGTAATGAATGATGATATATTCTTCAAGACTTCCATCTTTATTTGGCATTGTTTGCCTGTACCATCTTGCATTATCTCCATAAGTTTTACAGACTTGATCAACTTGCATAATTGCAAGAGAGTCTTTTTCTTTCTGTGTCATCTCTCTACTCATTTTCTTTTCGGGGGGGTATATGGATGTTGGGGTTTGTGTTCTCTATCCATAGGTTGAGACTTAGTGTCATCATTCCTGGATAGATTTTTAATTACAATAAAAGCATCTTTATTATATTTACGATGCCCAAGTGGGGATGACCACTTTTTATTGTAACCTTCAGGTTGATCGATGCCAGAGACTTGAGTGCCTCCAATCTCAATCACAATCTCATCATGTCTAACGTCCCAACCAAGAGTATGAATTATACTCGGTAAAGAATCTTGTGTCAATGGTTCACTCATTTTAAATAGGTATCAAAGAAAGCATATGTTGGGGTTCTGTATATTCAACACAAATATCAAACCCCAATGTTATTCTTGGTTCGTAAAAGTTGTCTTGAACAACAACCTTATGTGGTCTATAACCAGGACCAATGTATATATTACCAATTTCATTCTGTATTTCATAGTCCTCAAATACAGTCTTAGTATTCTTTGGATCTATACAGATATAACCATGATAGTTCCATTCATGATTATGCCAATCTAAAACTTTATTGGATGTATGATAATTTAACCAGCACTGCATCCACTTGTATTTTTCTGGAACATAATCATAAATGATATCTTTTAATTCAAAAAACAATTCTCTAAACACTAGATTTGGTGATGTTAATGCAAAAAAATTATACAGTGAATAAGACCAAGTAGAGTCTTTACCTTGCAATAAATTTTGATGTTCTACATATGCCTTGTGTATTGCTCTAACCATTGCATCTTGATTATCAATGATTAGTTGAGACTTATAAATTTTATAATCGTTCATGATAAACTTACATTAAAAGAAATTGCAATACGATCATTACCTAGAAGATTAGGATTTACAGAATGTGGGACATAACTTGGGAATACCAGCAGTCTACCTTTCACAGGTTTGAAAGGACATCCATAAGGAACTTTTACTTTATGTGAAAATAAAATAAAATCTACATACTCCGATTGATAAAATTGAATAGAACCTTGATCCTCATCATTTACACATTGTACATAATAGACTCCTGATAAAAATGCTCCAGGATGGGTATGTCTTATATGATATGCTTTATTTGGATTAATATTTAACCAATAATTATCAATGAATACTTCTCTAGTATCATCGGATTTAGCATAATTGTTTTTAAATATTTCACTAGTTACTTTTTTAATTTCAGTAACCAAGTCAGGTAATTCACAAACAAGATCATTAGATTGATATCCATTTCTTGTGCTATTAACCCTACCTTTTGGATGTTTATTTTTTATTTCATAACACTCTTTGGTAAGTTTATCAGTATCAAGATCTAAATCAACCCACCATACTTGTGTTGGATAAAGATGTTCACAATTAATAGATTTACTATTTTCCGACGCCATAGTCACCGTTCTTTCCACTATCCTTTTCAAGATTACGAATATCTTTATGCAGTCGTTCTACTGCTTCGCGAATCTCAGGTGTTTCTTTCCACTCCCAAGTGTCACTACCAATTGTCTTAGTTTTTTTAGTCATAAGTCAAAATCAAAAGCGATGGTGTATCTTTCAGTTTCTTCATGCACAGGGGCAGAATGAAATATGTGTGCTGGAAATACCACTAATGTATTCTTTGGAACATTGATTTGGAAATTTTTTCGTATTCCTTTGAATACTGTACCAGGTCCATCATCAAAGTAATACACACATGTATATCTATGAGGATGAGTGTGCCAGCAATAATGATTAGGAAATCCTTTTCTTGTATAGTTTAACCAGCAGCGTTCTATACTATTATCCATTCCACATGCGTTGAATAATTTGGATAAATCAACTTCTCTGTGTATATTTGGTGGTGTTTGAAGTCCTGGAAAATCACCATGGTCATTCCAGTCTTTTAGATACGGTTTTGTTTTTTCTAGAATACTATGACGTTCTAAATCTGTGTATATGTTAGAGTAGAATTTAAAGTCGTAGAATATTCTAAGACAAACATTCTGTATCACACATCACCCTCCTGACGATTCTCAGAGTAGTGAACATCAAACTCACCACCAGGATATCGTGCTTTGAGTTTGTCTACATTCATAGCAATCACCTCATCAATACTCACATCCAGTGCCATACATGCTTGTGCAATGTACCACATGATGTCTCCAAGTTCACGCTTCATATGAAACATGTTCTCTTCATTGACAGGTTTACCTTGGAAGACAATCTTCTTCACAATCTCAGTAAACTCACCTGCCTCAGCACATGCTCCTACAGCAGCAGTAAGCAATCGCTCGGCATGAAAGTCTTGCCCTTGAAGTTCTTGAATACGATAAATGAATGCCTCATGCTCTTTCGATGGTTGTGATGTGACTTCATTGACGAACTCCAAATAGGCATCAGTGTTTACTCGTTTAGTCATACTTTAGGTCTTGAAATGTTTTCTTTGCTGTGAACTTTTTAACTAAATCAATCTGTTGAGGTTCGGTTCCTTGTCCAGAATTAACAAGGTCGTCTTGTGCAGATTCCTCCACATCATACAACTTCATCTTAGATCTGTCAATACCTATGCAAAATCTCTTGTATGTATTAGTATCGTTGTATCTATTCTTCAATTGCTTAATCATAATCTGATTCATACCCTCAAGCTCCTCCGTGCTAATAAGGGCAAACATAAGATCAGCAGTAGCAGGGAGACCAAAGGATTCAGAAGTGTCAGTAAGGTCAACATCAGAGCTACCAAAACCTGAACGAGTGGTTTGCGTAGCACTGATAATAGGAACGTTACACTCCACAGCAAAACCCCGAAGTTCTTCAGCGATTGCTTTGACGTAGGTGTAGGAGTTGACAATGCTCCCTTTATATCTTTGGGAAGCACAGATATTAAGGTAATCCACAAAGATAATATCTGGTTTAATGCTCCGCTTAAGAGCAAGATCAGAAACAAGAGACTTAAAATGTCCAACATGAGCAGATGCCGTAGGATATTCTTTGATGATTAATTTACCTTGTGTCTTCTTAGCAAGATTTGCAATCTTCTTTTCAAACATTACCTTTGGAAGATCTCCTAGTTGCTGGATAGGCACATTAAGTAAATTGGCATCAATTCGTTCTGCAATTTTCTCTTCCGCCATCTCCATTGTAATGTATAGAACATTAAGACCTTGAAGTAATGATGCAGCAGCCATATGACACATGAACAATGACTTACCAACACCTGTGCCTGCAAGTGCAATGTTCAGTGTCTTGTTAGGGAGACCACCCTTTGTAATTTTGTTAAAGAGCGATAAGTCAAATGGTACTTTATCTTCTTTCCTATGGTAGTAGTCATACCTTTCTTGTGCATCAGAAACATAATCATGTCCTACATGTTGATCGAAGGATACTCCAAGTGCCTCCGAAAGTATTTGAGGAATAGCACCTTTATCCCTCTTGGTATCCTGACCGTCAGCAATCTTGACACTCTCCATAAGAGATAAGTAGATCGCACGTTCTTGACACCACTTTTCCGTAGTATCAACGAGCCAATCGTGATCTGAGGAATCATCGGAAAGGACATTTAAAACTCCAATAACATCTTTAAACTGATCTTCTGTAAGATCAGTTCTTTCCTGACATTCTATACTAATTGCGTTGAGACTGGGACATGCATCATATTGACTGATGTATTCATGTATTTCTAAAAAGATAATCTTATGTTCACGAGCAGTAAAATACTCAGACTTAAGAAATGGGAGCACCTTTCTCGTATACTTTTCACTGTATACTAGATTACTAAGGATGGTTACTTCTAGATTCATTAAAGGTAGTGTAAGTAAGTTCCGAGAATGTATTTTGAACCTTTAGTTACTGGACGACCTGCGTGACGATACATCCAATTAGGAGGGAACAATAGCATTCTACCACACTTTGGAGTAACTGAATATGAAATTTTTGGAAAGTCTGTAGTTCCACCTTCTTCTACATCATTTAGATATAGAAAACCCACTAGAAATCTGCGAGCAGAATTATAATCTCCAACATCAACATGATCTGCAAACTCATCATCAGAATCTTGACGATATTTCTTAACTCTAAATTCCTCAAAAGCATACTTAGAAGGAAAATCTGGACCTAAATCCAATTCATTCATATATCTACTAACAGCATCAATAAAACAAGTTTGAACTTGTTTTTGAATTACCATCCAAGTAGAATCTTTTTTTGAATATTGTTGAGAGATATTCATCTCAGTAAAAGTAGGTCTCTTCGATCTATTAATGTATACATGATTATCTTCTTGAGATTCAAATGCTCCTACAATTTCATTACAAAGTTGTTCATCACAAATATCATCATAGACTTTTATATAATCAGTAAGTTTTTCACATGGTTTTACAAAATCTCCCAAAGTTTTTTGTAGAGGATTAACTGCCATAACGAAACTCCTTTGCTGCTGCTTCATCAAGTTCCTGCATTACTTCAGGAGTGAAATATGTTTCTGGATCTTTTAAGATTGCCTTAGCATAGACTTTCTTACCATCCATTTCATAACGACCAGCAACATTTTTCCACATCCCTGCTCGCTCTCCTAACTCTAACAGACCATAGTATCTATCAAGACCACGATCATAATAAAGACGTGTCTCAATCTGACTATTCTCTTTAGTCAGACGCGACTTATGTGCTTTACATTTGATGATGTTACCAACAATATCCGTACCATCCTTCTCTTTCTTCTTAGTCAAATAGATGATAGTAGAAGATGCATACTTCAGTCCACTACCGCCACCCATTTCTTTCATGGGGACATAGGATCCGATCACATCATAGGTATGATTGGTGACCAGCATAGGCACGTTTGCCTTGCCTAGTTTGAGTGTAAGCACCCTGAAGGCACCTTTGATCAACTGACTCTTAGTCATATCCCTGACCTGCTTGTCTGCAGCAACATCAGCAATCTCCTTCTCTGTAGAAAGCATACCCAAAGAGTCCAAAACAAACATCAGAGGTTTGCGATCTGCTTCATCCTGCTCCATATACTTGTCAAGGATACGACAAGACTGAGTACGAAACTGTTCAATAGTTGCGACAGGAACAATCATCATACGATCCGATGCAATACCACGATCCTCAATCATCTGCCTAGAAATAGCAGACTCAGACTCAAAGTAAATTACTCCAGCATCGGGATTACTGTCAAGGAAATGCTGCACAATCCCAAGACAAAAGAAAGTCTTGCCAGTAGAAGACTCGCCAGCGATAGCGGTGATCTTATTTGATGGAACACCTCCATAGACTGAACCACTAACCAAAGCATTGAAAATATAACTACCAGTATCAATGAAACCACCAGTGTCACCTGCTGCGACACCATCACTGACAAGTCCTGCATACTCATTACCAATTTCCTTTGCTACATCCTTTAAAAAATTCACCCGTTGACCTCTAATAATGTTGTGATATGTTGAGAACGTTTCATGGCACGTTCAAACCATTTAGCATCTTTTAAATCATCAAAAAGTTTTTCTTCTCTAGATGCACCAGCACCAAATGCTTTTTGATATGTAACCATAAATTTTTTACTCATCCGAATAGGAACTCCAGCGATGGTACTTTTTCTGCCTGCCAACCAATTGTATCCATTATAACTTTAATAGGGTCAAGGAACGACTTTGAGAATTGTAAGTCATAGTCCACTTGTTTGTCAAGTCCAAACTCCTTCGGGAATGTACCCAGATAACTGATTACATTCTCGTTGATTTTGTTAGGGGTTTTCAGATAGACAAACTTGACCTTTTCCCCCTCTTGAATCAGAGGATACTTGTGTGTAAGTTTGTTCTTCTTATTATAGAAGTTGTATAACAATGCGCCCCGCACATGAATGGGAGTGCCTTTACTGTATATCGATTGGGGGTGCGACCACTTATTTAGATTGTTACATCCCCTAGGAAAAGAAATATCCTCAACTGGTAATGAAGAAAACTGATCTCTAAACCCTGAAATAAATGCCTGAGCATCTACCTCTTCCTTATTCATGATCACAGTCATACAATCTTTAATTGCAGTGCGACATGCAGCAGGAGTAGAAGACTTAACTGCTTCCAAACCCATGATTTTTAGTTTAGGTTTCTCATAACGAACACCCTCACTATCCCATACATTTAAGATATACCTTTTCTTAGCAGTCCAGATACCTTTATTGGCAATGTTCTCTCGCTTCATAACCATCTTCTGGTCATAAGCACCAACGTAATCTGCTAGTTCTTGATATGATTTTTCAATAAACGGTTCTATTCGTTCTTTACATGCCGAGTCAAGGAAGTTGACAATCCTCTCTGCACGAACATCTTGTGAAGGAAATACAGAACGCACAAGTAAGTCAAGACAGATGTAAATGCTATCAGTATCAGAGGCAATAACATAATCGTGATCCTTTGTTTTCAGTAACTTGTTTAGGTAAGTATTTACCTTGCTCTCAATCCACCTAATCGAGACTTGCCCTGAGAGAGTAATTGCCTCAGCATTTGCCAAATTGTAGTATCTGAAGTATTGGTTTCCGATGGCACCATAGGCAGAGTTGAGTTGGATTTTTCTTGCCATTTGGATATTGTTGAATTTGGAAATATCCTTTTGTAATGATGTGGTCTCTGTAGGTGTGGTGGCATGTTCAAGAGCTTGCTTAGACTTAAGCATTCTCTTCTTGTATATGGTCCGTTCATCATAGATTTTCTGCATCATTTCTGGTAGGAACCCAAGTATATCTTTACGGTACTGAGCACCGTTAGCACATACACAATACTTCCCATCAATATCTAGTTCTTGACTAAGTATCTTATCAACAGTTGCCGCTGGATGCCTTGATTCCATGAGGGTCTCTGGGGAGATATTGTACTGCATAATGAGATGAGGGTAAAGAGAGTTAAGATCAAAACTGACAACCCAATCATACTTTCCTGGAATCGGTTCCTTGACATAGGCACCTGCATACTTTTCATCTTTCTTTTCACCTTTTTTCTGAGGAACAACAATGTTTTTATCGCTAAGATAATTATAGATCATAGTATCCCACATGCGAACCTGTGAGTATACATCTTCAAAGTTTACTTTTGCATCGTAACTCATTGTAATTGCGAGTTCTAGCAACTTCATCTTGTCTTCTAGTCGGTCAATCAACTCAACGTCTTGGATGTTATACTCCATAAACTTCTGCCAATCACTAGTATAGAAGTCTTTAAAATTCTCATACTCAGAGTGATCAAGTTTTCGTTGACCTAATTCAACAAAGGCAATATGATCTAGACGGTAAGACTCTTGGTTAGTGTAAGTAAACTTACGATAAAGATCGAGATAGTCAAGAATATTGACACCAGAGATATCGTAAGCATAATTCTTACGTCCCATGACATATACTTCTCTTTCATTGGCACGATTCCAAGGGGATAAACTCTTCATCCATTTCTCACCAAGTACACGATTTATTCTACGGGCAATATATGGAACGTCATACAGATTTACATTCCAACCTGTCAAGATATCAGGAGTATTTTGCACCCACCATCCAATAAAATGGTTTAGCATTTCTTGTTCAGTCCAAAAGATATGAGTTTCAACTCCTTTTGGTGCTTCAAACTCACGAGTTGCCCAACAGTAATACTGTTTAGTAACCATATCTTTGATAGTGATAGACAGCATTTGTTCTGCTGCTTCTTCCACATTAGGGAATCCGTTCTCGCATTGGACCTCAATATCCATTGCATAGATCTTCATCTGATTAATATTATAATCAACTTCATCAGGAAATTCTTGGGCAATAAACTGATATACAAATCGTTCATACCCATGGACTTTGAATCCTTCAATACCTTCATACTTTTTTATAAACTCTCGTGCTTCGCGAGCAGACTCAAACTTTACAGGACGAACAGAATCGCCTTCAAGAGTTTTATACTTTTCTTCTTTATTTGAACTAACAAATAATGTTGGACTAAAATGGGCACGAGATTGAACTTGCCGCCCATTCTCATACCCACGATAACAAATTACATTTCCTGCAAGTTGCACATTTGTGTAGAACCTACTCATCCGCCGCTTCGTACTCCGTTGCAATTTGCTCTGATGCATCTACTATAGTCAAGACTGACTCAGATGTCAAGAACAAATCACGTTGTGAAGCAAATGCAGGGAATGGTTCCAATTTTCCTTGAGGAGTAATGCTGAAACATTGTTCAATCAAGACGGAAGGTTCTTCATCTAGCTCTGTCACACGACCAATTAGATACTCACTCCGTTGTTTCAGTAGGACTACTTTGACCTGATCCTGAAGCATCTCCGATGTTCCCATCGGTTCCATCGGCTCCTCCAGCATCGGTGGCACTAGTGCTGTACTCAATCCCTGGTTCGAATCCATTTGTTGCTCCAACTAATTCAGTATACTTTGAGATTACATCATCATGTGTTTCATATGCACTGATAATTTCATCATAACGAACGATGATTTTTTGTTCTTTTGCAAGAGGTGCATAAGGTTCCATAGTAATTTCGGGATTACTAAGTTTATGAATGTTGCCGTCATCATCTTCAGCAGTCATTCCTTCAGAGACCCAAACCGTAAAAGGTTTGATCAACTGATAACCGAGAATTTTAGATTCTCCCTCTTGACTAATCTCACGAATGTCGCAAATAACATCTTCACCGTTTCTTGTTCTTACGATTCTTACGCTCATAATTCCTCCTTTCAATTTCAATGATTGATTCTTTAATAATATCCTTTAGGATTTTATCCTCCGAGACATTTTTGCCTTCTGCGATGGGTCTAACAT